TCCCTAATTGATAATAAAACAAAGATACGATCTTCTTCTAAGATATCTCTGTAAGATCCTCTTGTAGAACCGTACATAATTTTAGTACAATTAACAATTAAAGAATTGAGCTTCTCATCTACATCTCTAATGTTTTCTTCTTCCATTGTAGAGAAATCACGAATTTCACCAACTCGCGCAGCTCTCATGTGGATTTCAAAATCATCTCTATAAAAACGACCACCTGAAGGTAATCTTGTTAAATCTAATTTAACATATCCGGTTAATTCTTGAATTCTTTTGATTTCTGGATCATCCGGTGAAGTAATACCTCTGCCTCTTGTAGGATCAACCTTACCTAAAGATGAAACGGTACCATCTTCATTTTTCTCTGTGACTTCATTTGATTCAACAACATGTGCATCTTGGATGCCTTCTGCTGCCTCAAATTCTTTTTTGATGTCTTCCTCGTGGTTACTCATGTTTACTTAATTTTTGTTAATTGTTTTTCTGGTGAAGTTTCTTCCACGATATGTTCAACTATAAGGTTTCTTACATAGCGTGAAACTGGAAGTGGTTTAATACCATTTTCCATTGATTTTTGTATAATAATTGAATTTAGATTATCTTCATCCTCTGGTGTTAAAAGAACTTGTAATTTTTTAGTTAGCCTTTTCTTTTGAGGAATCATTTCTTGGACACTTTCATTATATCCATATTTAGGATTATCGGCTTTATATTTTTTAATCCAATATTCAACCCTATCCATTATCTTTCCTAGAGACTCTTCATTATCAAATTGTTCTAGGATCTCTCGAGTAAATGTTTTTGTACCAAAATCTTTAACTGCTCTTTTGATATATTTTCCCGTTCCTAAGTTATTTGGGTTATCATTTACAGAGTGCCCAATGTAAATTTTGCCGTCATTAACATTTTTAACTTTAAATATGATCATAATTATGTAATATGTATTCTATATTATATATTAGTGTAATGACAAAAAAACTGGCCCTAAGGCCAGTTTTTTATATAAAAAGTTAGATTAAGATCCTACGTTTTCCTCAACCCAGTGATCACAACGGTAAGTCATTGATAATTCAGCTGCATCGGCGGTTTCATAGTTCAATTCATCCACAAAATCAGGTTGACCTGTTGGGAATACATCTTTACAAGTAATCTTTCTGAAAATATCACCTGCTCTGTTGTATTGTACAATGATCATACTTCCAACATAGTCTTTCTTTAATCCCATTTCCCCAGTCAATGGATCATAGATTAATTTATACCAATTACGGAAGGTATTGTAAATGTAGTTTTCATTTGCTTCATTCAAGTTAAGAGTGAAGTTCAGTGTCAAGTCTAGGAAAGTCTGTCCTGGCATACTTGCAAATGAACGGTCAGCAAATTTGTATTTCTGTCCGATTGCATCTACACTTGGATTAAGGTTATTCAAACCTCCAATAGTCTTAACATGCTCTAAGATCAAACCTGTATCATCGCCTAGTGGACTAAAGACAGTAACCTCAAACAAGTTAGGTTGAATTGGTTCATATCTTTGACTGCTAGCCCTTGATTGCGTATAATGTGGTAATGGCATAACTTATCTTATTTTTTTATTTATTCTCTTTTCTTTTTCTTATTGGAAGTTTCCTGTGCTAATTGCCCCAGTTCTTAAGATTGTAGTTCTTTGTACAAGAACTTCCATACCTCTTACTGGTTCAATATAAGTATCAAGAATACCAACATTCTGATCAATAACTTCAGGTGTATTATTGGTTTCATCCATAATATTTCTAAAGTCATATACTCCATCGTCGTTTTGTACAGTTGATAAGAAGTTATCAGCAAGTGTCTTAATTTCCAATCTCGTTTGAGCAGTATTGAACTCGAACAAGTAGTTTTTAAGAATTGCCTCAATTCCATCTTGGATGTAAATAACAACCTCTCTAACATTAATTGAGCTTAATGCAGATTTTGGAGTTTGTTGAGCAGTTTTGTTTGCAAAGATAGTTGGACCAGTTCCGCTTTGGAATACAATTGGATTTAATCCAAATGGTTCTAAGTATTCTCTATCTTCTTTATCCAAGTTAAGTTCTAATCCTACAACTCCAGTTCCTCCAACAACGCCTCGGCGAACTCCTGCAACTAATGACCATGGTAAAGCATTTTCATATTTTGCAATAAAGTTATTAGAAACATAAGCAGCAGGTGGAACGTTAATGTTCTTTCCAAGATCTCTTACAGTAATGTAAGGATAATAGAATGCTCCCCAGCTACCACCTTGTGTTGGTGAAGGTAATGAGTATCTAACAGTTGGATTCTTAGTAAGATCACCTCCGGTAGAAATTAGTCTAGATGAAAGGCTTCCAGTTGCATCCAAGAAAGAAGGATCAGTGCTATTTTTAAAGTCCTTAGCAGAAGGTGCATTAATTATAGCGAATGCATTTTTTCTATCGTTACACAACTGAGTGTAAATTGCCTTAGATCCACTTTCAATTCCGTTTCCGAATGTATCAACTATGTAGCGGAAGTTAATCGTTTCTCTATCAGTAAGTGCCTTATATAAATTGGTACCACTTAATGTACCACTTAATATTGCGTTTTGTCTATCATTAGATCCATCAGGTACGTGTTTAGTAGCATCCAATTGGAATCCATCTAAAGTAAATATGTTTAAGTAATCAACCCATTCATCGATTGGGTAATACAATTCAACTTTCTTAACACCACTTACAGTAGTTACAGAAATCTCAGATTGACAAGTTACGAGTAATGCGGTAGTTCCTGCAGGAATAGTAGGATATTCATTAATTGTTAATCCTCCTACTACTTCATTAATTCTAGTTAACCTAGAATGAGGAACCGCGATAGAACCTTCAAAATGTAATAAGTAATTTCCTACAACCAAATCAGCAGCTTCTGGTGAAGTTGATGAAATAAGTACCTGGTTAGGTTTAAGAGCAGGTTCGCTAGCAGCGTCAGCTATAATATCAATAGTAAGGTTTAATGCTCCCTTAAGAGTTTGGACTCCTAAAGTATTTGCAGCAAGTGCAGTACCATCAGAATCTAAGAATACACCTGTACCATCTAAATCAAACTGAGCTCTTGGGGTTAAGTTTACAAATCCATCTTCTTCATACGCAGTAACAGTAGCAACCGGTAAGTAGTAATCCGGATCTGAAATAGCGATTTTATCAACGGCTGTAGTAGGAACACCTGTATGAATGTATCCGTATTCAGCAGCATTAAATACCAAGAACGAAGTATATTGTGTACCTCCTACTTCATATACAGCTTCATCCCCATCAGTAAGAGTGCCGTTAGAAAATGCAGTGTACATTGCAGATCCATAAGAACCTACAATACCTGTATTAGTATTAGGATACTCTTGAACAGTAAAGTTAAAGTCAGATTCGTTAATGTAAGTATATACTGTACCCGGTGCCGTTGGGAAGTCTCCAGTTGTAGTAGAACCTACACCTGATAATACTAAGGTAACAACATTAGTTGTAATATTAACAGATAATACTGGGATATATTCTCCACTTACAGCACCTAAGATATAGCTACCTACAGCAGAAGAATCATTTGCCGTCATTGAAGCAAATGCATCATACATATCTTCCCCAGAAGATCCAGTCAATTGAATTTGAATATTACCATCAGTTACAGTAGAAACCGAAATACTTCCAGATGAAAGAGTTGCGGTATTTACTACCTGTGCATTTCTTGCATATGAAAGGTCAGATACAATAGGTGCGCCGTATGATAAGAAATTAACATCATCCTGAATACTAGTTGCCTGAGTATATTCAAGGTTATGTCCAATTAAATCAATACCGCCTGCAACACCGTCAATTAAGAAGTCTCCACTGAATAGGTCTTCATTAACAGTACAGAATAAACCTGTAGTGGCAGTATCTGCGTTAATGAGTTTTTCAACGAAAAGATTATTTCCAATCAAATCAACAAAATCAGGAATTAAACATGCAGTATAAGTTGCAATTAAGTTAACTTCTGATTCGTTGAAGAATTCAGTTAATTTAGTATCAGTAGCATCAGATGTAAATACCTTTCTTTGAATACCTTTAGTTGGATCAAAGTAAGTTTGGAATGTTGGGTCAGCTTCAAATCTTTCATAAGGTGTAGCAGAACTGAAGTCTCCACCGAAGTCTCCGCCAATGACGAATATATCAACCATGAAGTCTGAAATTAAACTATCCTTATCTAAGAAGCCCGGTACATTAGCTGCACCATACCATTCTTCAACAGTTACATTAAATGCGGCTACATTTGCGTTTGCA